CCTGTTATGGTATAATATAGCTAAACAGGGGATGCACTATGCATCCCCTAAAATATAGTTTACTGCTTTTTCAGCTTTGCCAGCGGCAGAGACTATCATAGTTGGATCATTTTTTAGAACTCGCATCCAACTTTGAAGATATGCAGCACTATTTCGGAAAGAAGCTCTTGTTTCTATCCCTACATGGGCGACAAGGTTTGCCGCGCCGAGCTCTGCAACAAGCTCTTCTTTGCTGTAGTCATCGCTTCCAAAAGCCGCTGCGCCAGAACCGCAAGCAAAGCGATCAAGCCTTGTTTTATGCCCGGTAGAATGTGCCATCTCGTGAAAGGCTGTCGAGTAATACAAGGCCTCATTAGGGAATTGTTCAATCTTCGGAATGACGATTGCATCACGTGACGGGCTGTAAAACGCTTCGTCGGACAGATTATCGCGGATCAGCTTTACGCCCTCGCGCTCAACATAAGCGGTAATGATGTCCTCGGCCTCCGATACCGGGTTTGCGTGCTTTTGGAGTTCGGGAGGATATTTGATTTTGATATTCTCGCAATCTTCGACATTGAACACGGTGTAGTATCTAAGCATCGGTACGATCTTTTCTGTTGGCTCTCCGCTCTCGTCCGTCAAGCTCGTTGTCACCTGTTTCCAGAAAACAACCGGGCGGCCTTTAGAGCCTTTCTTCAAATGGCCCTTTTCAGCTTTGATCTGATTCATCGTCACCCACTCGCCCGCGCAACCAAGAATTAACTGGTTAAGCAGGCTGTACGGCTTGCCGGTGGTGTGGGAAACAGCACCAACGCCCGTCCAAGGCTTGTCCCACGGGATGATGCCCTTTTCCATTTCCTCAATTAGGCGGTCAGTTATCAACGCGCAAATTTTCTTGTTCATACGATCGCCGCCTCCGCCGTCTGGTAGATGAATTCATACTCAGCATTGGAAATGCTGTCATCATTCGCGGCAAAAGACACAATATACCGAAGCGTGTCAATGCTGTCAGCCGCTGCGATCAAATTGATGTACTCGCTTACGCACATAGTTTTTTCTCCTTTACATTTCAGCCTTGCCGTGTTAAGGTAGAAAAGGAAAGGGGCTTTGGCAAGGCTCTAAGCCCCATCCAGTGGCTTTCGGTGAGCGGCTTTAGCAGGGGCGCTCACCGATTTTTTAATGCTTCTGCATGATCCGCTTAACGCGCTCTCGCAGCTCTTCGAGCGAATCGCAAGTTTCGATCAGCTCAAGAATCGCTCTGAGCAACGCTTCCGTGACGTTCACGTCAGGCATGTCCTCACTTCCTTTCGTAAAAGGCTTTCGCCCTTGCCTTACAGTTGTAGTTATAAACTATTCAGTTTAGAATGTCAACTGTTTAATTGAACTTTCTTGCAAAAATTTATAACATTTTCGACACGCTAAACGTAACCAGTGGTTGATTTTATAAAGCAAAGAGGAGGGCCTTCAGCCCTCCTCTTTTAATGCCTTGATGATTATGTTTTCGATGTAGTTTGTCAGCGTCCGGTTCTCCGCATCGGCGGCTTTTTGCAACTTTTCTTTCATCTCAGGCGTAAGTCGGAGATTAACGCGCTCGGTCTTTGCCATTATTTTGCCTCCGAACTGTCGAAGCATCCCTCGGTGGATCCGGCGCAGCCATAGGCTTTCCAGTCAATCGGGAGGTCTTCGTTTGCGATGCTCGGGTCGAGGTCTTCGCGATCAACTCTGAACACCCAGATGTGCCGCTGCTTGCGCTCGCGCTCGGTGAGATAATGCCACTGCTCGCGGGCGTCGTCGTTCGCCTCTTCCAGCGTCCGGAAAGCCTTCTCGAAATAATCGCCGGTGCCGCCGATCGGTTCGTCCTGGACGAGGTAAACGTGGTCAAGCTCTATCCACTCGTGCGCGTTCTCTTTTGTGAACTCGTTTTTCATGGTTGTTCTTCCTTTCTTCGGGCGTTCATCTCTTGCCCTTATGGTTGCATTGTAAACCAATGTACATACAGTGTCAACAAAAATTTGAAGAACTGAAAGAAGCGCCAGAAATTCCCCGGCGCTTCCTGCTAATTGAAAAAGAGAGTCATTCGACAATACACTCGTAATACCGCACGAGCTTATCTTCGACCGCGTCCTTATCGCAAAGGAACGCTTCGGCAAGGTCGGCGTAGAACTCCGTGTTGTTGACGTTGAATTTCTTTGCCACCTTGAAGTAGTCCGAGTACAGCATGTTCATGGCGACATAGAACTCCATCGGATCACAGTCTATTTTCTTCTGCTCAAGAAGATTCTTGGTCTGCTCGTAGCTCCAATGCGCGCCCCTACTACCGTCCTCATTCTCAAGGCCGTGCATCCACTCGTCCGCCATTTCGCGGGTCATGCGGTCGTACCCTCCGGCATAGCCGCGGTCATACTCTCCGCCGTAGCTCTCGCCCATGCGCGGCTCGTAGGAGAATCCGATTCGGCGGCGGTCGTCGTAGTAGTCCGTGTATTCGTCGCGGTAGTCATTGCGCGGGGCATAGCGCCCGTTGTTGTAATGCTCGCGGCCTCGGCTGTCGCGGTATCTGTCCTGCGGCTCATAGTCACGATTGTTCTGTGTCTGGTAGTCTCGGATGCGTCTGATTCTGTCCGCTCTCATGTCGTCGCTCCTGTCTCCGCGTTAATGGCGGTAAGATCATTGCTCGGCGAGCAGCACGGTTTCCCGATCATTCGGAACGTGCCGCCCGTGGCGTTTGTGACTACAATCGTGCTGTACTTCGTCCGCGTCCGCACACCACACGCAGTCACGGGAGCGCAGCAACGATTCGTCAGCGGGAACTGCGCCGTTCCCGCGCCGATGGTAAACACGACAGGCGCGTTAATCGTCGCCGTCGTTGGGATGCTCTGCGCCAGAACGATACAGTATTTTTCACCGTTGGAATAGTTGCCGTCCGGAAGATTGACAACCAGATTCCCGCCGGTAAACGTGATCGCTTGGCTAAGGATCAGCCTTTTGCAAAGCTGACATACAGGTTTGCAAGCCATTTTAAACTCCTTTCAGGGGCGGGATGTCCCGCCCCGATCACATTTTCAGCACCCGCAGCAGGTGTTCTGGGTGCAGCAGTAAGGGTTCTGCACCTGATACGCGGGAACGGGGGACGGGCGCAGCGCGTTAATGAGCGTCGCGTTCTGGGCGCTCTGGGACGCGGCCAGACGCAGCGCCTGATTGTCCGCCTCAAGGGTCTGGATCTTGCTCTGCGTGAGGAAGTCGAGGATAGCGCGGGTTCCGGCGTTCTGGTTGTCCGTGATGTCGCGGGCAACATTCTGGATGGTGTTTCGGGTATCGCACGCCTGCGTCGCCATGTCATAGCGAACCTGTGCGATAGCCTGCCGATTCTCGCAGCAGCAGTTCTGGTTCTGCATCTGCATGGCGTTGAGCTGCTGCATGAGCGCCGCCTGCTGATTGCATCGGGCAAGCTCCGCCGCAGAGAATCCGCTCGTCACGGCCTGCGTCACACCGGCAAAGCCGTTAAGCATTCCGGTGTTCATCGCGTAAAAGCCGTCACAAACGCCATTGTTCACCGCGTCGATCTTGCGCTCAATGTTCGCAAAGTCAGAGGTAAGAACATAGCCATCGACTACACCGCCGGAATTGCCGCCGCCAAAGCCGTAGCCGCCGTTCCCCCAGCCGAAAATCAGCGCAAAGATGATGATTGCCCACCAACCGTCGCCGCCGAAAAGACCGCTTCGGTTATTGTCGCCCTGTCCGGCAAGGAAGCCGTTCATAAAATCGTCTGCCATAGAAAAAACTCCTATCAGTTTATTTACATCCGGGCGCGCGCCTCCCGGCTGCATTCGAGAAGCGGCTTTTTGTCAAGATGCCGAAACTGATAAGAGAGTGTTTATTTAAGCCCGAGACCTCGGGCGATTTCGCCCACGGTCGTTCCGCGTTCCTTCGCCATGTTCTCCGCCATCTGCCGGAGCTGGTCGGGCGTCTTTCCCTGTACCATCTTTAATGCCTGTTGCGCCCGCGGATCGCGTCCAGCCATCTGCTGCATTAGCGTCATCGGGTTTCCGCCGGTACGGGCGAGGTTAATCAAGTTGAAAATCGGATTATTCATCATCGTCTTCTACCCTCCGGCGCTTTTTCGCGGTCAGCTCCGCCCGTAGCGCGTCAAGGTCGGCTTTTGTGGCGTACTCTACCGCTGGGGCTTGTTCCGGGGTGAACAGTTTGAAATCAAAGAAATCCGATGCACCTGTCTGCTGGTTGAAGCGTTTCAGGTAGATCATTCCGTGCCCAATGTCCGGCATGACGACACCGAGCGAAAAGTAGTCCGTGCTTGTGGCAATAGCCTCTTCGCGGCTTGTGACCGGCTTGCAGACGTACCCAGGCGCTGTCTGCTGCATCTGTCGCTGATACCCTCCGTAAAACTGCTGGGGCTGTTGGTAGTAGTTTTCCATTGCTTCACGTCCTTTCCTCTTACATTGTCACACAAAAAAAGAGGGCTAACCCATCGGTTAGCCCTCAATAATCCATCAGAAACCCATCATTCGATTGCAGCGGCGATCTTGTCCTTAATCGCCCGTATACGGCGCTCAACTTTCTCTGTGCCGTACAGTTCCGTGTCCGTCTGCATGGCGAAGGAGATTTGCAAAACGCTCATGCCCTTTGCCCGCAGACGGAAGATTTTTAATTCCTCATCGGTAAAGCCGCAGTCCCGCTCAAACTGTTCGCGCAGCTCTCGCGGGAATTGCAGCTTATTCTTTGTCCCCGGCGTTGTTAAACTCCGTAGGATGCTCTCTGTCGTCATTGGCTACACTCTCCATGTATGCGTTAAAAAGTGTCTCTGCGAGGCTTTCAGACGCCTCGACGCCATTGATGCGGCAGAATGTTTTTACGGATTCTTTCATGATTCCGCAGTGTCGGTTTACAAAGTTTTTGTTGCCGTCAGGCGGCTTTGAACTTATCGTTCATTTCCTTAACGGCGGCTTCGAGAAGCACCTTAAGCTCGTCCTCCGTGGTTTTGATGCCCTTCTGTTCGAGCATGGAGGCAGCGATAGCCATGGCGCGGGACAGTTTCTCGTCGCCGTGGATATCCTTATAAACCTGTTCAATGTACGCAACGGTAGTTGCCGCTACCTTGCGCTTGGTATCGGTGTTGACGTGCTTTTCGTACAGCTTCGCGGCGTAAGACGCGGCAATGCCGCAGATGGCGAGGATGATGTACTTGATGATTTCCATGCCGTAGGTAGTGATGATCTCGTTCATGGTCTTTCCTCCTAAAATTATTTGTGTTCGAGAATGCTGATACGGTTCTCGTGGTCAGTCACGCGGTCGTCCAGCTCCTCGTTTTCTCTTTTACGGTGATTGATTCGTTCGTGAAGCTGCTTATGCTCTTCCGTGTTGGATTCCTCCAGTTTGCCGTTTGCCTCTTTCTGCCCGTTTACAGCATCAGTAAGTTTGACGATGTTCGCGTTGAGTTTCAAAATCGGCACAACAATGGCGGTTCCGAGTGCAATGAGCTCCGCGAGCGTGCGAACCATTTCCATTTCTGTCATGCCGAGCCCTCCAAGATACGGTTCACTTCGCCCTGCACGAGATCGTAAAACCACGCGCCGAGCTTCTGCTTTCGCTCCTCGCCGTTGCCCCACTTCCCGTCAAGCACATCCTGCGCCATCGCCGGAATGCTCACAAGCACCCCGTCTTTCCCATCGGGATCCGTAGGGGATGGGCTCTGCTCCTCCCACTCCCCGAAGTACGAAAGCGGGACATGCATGATATCAAGGTCAAGCGGCTCCCCGCGGTACTGGTGAAAGATGCATTTTCCAGACAGATCGGGATAATGCTCCCCGTCATTCCAGCCCCACGCGGCGATCCACTTGTCGTACCCGGTATCCCCGATGTGCTCGTCGAACCAACTCTGCGAGGCATACACACCGGTCCTGTTCCCGGCCTCTTCCATAGCCGCGCAGAACGTCTTGCACATCGCGGTAATCGTCTCGTTAGACGGGAAGCCGTTATATGCCTTGTACCCGTCCGCGTCCTCCATGTCGAACCACACGCCGAGACGGGGCTTCCGGCCATTGAGGAAGCGCAGACACCGCTCCGCCTCCAATTTAGCCGTCTGCATATTCAGCGCATAGCTGTACCAGTAGATGCCCCACGGGATACCGAGCGCGTCGCATTTGGCGATGTTGCGCTCTGCCCATTTGTCGGCATTTCGGATGCCGTAGCCGCCGCGGATGATGACAAAGCCATCCTTGTACGGCGTGAAATCAAAATCGCCCTGATGCTCGGAAACGTCAATACCGTTCATTCCCATGTCCCTCCTGCTTTGAATTTTGCCAGCGCATTTTTCCATGCGCCTCCCTTGCGGTACAGCGTCGCCTGCTTCCACGTCCCGCCGGTCTTGAAATAAAGCGTCGAGCCGAGCAGCTCCGGGGCCGTAAAAGAAATTTCCTTTGTGACGTTGTCCGCTTTTACGCCAACAACGACTTTGATAGACGCTCCGGCTGCCGCAATACCGGTGAAATAATACGTCTTTGTGCTCCCGCTGCTGCCGAAGCGCGATTCTGTGTAGGCTTCGCCCGTAACACCGGCAACATCGCAGCGATGATATGTTTTGTAAAAATCCGTGAAGTTGGGATTTGTAAGATGAAATGTGCGCGTCTCAATGATTTTCAGGGCGAATCCCTGATCGGCCAAACGAGCGCAAAAGACCGTACTAGTAACGTCCACCTGGTTGTTGAGAATGGATATTGTATCCTTCTGCACCCACTCACTTCCGCCGGGAAGTGTCGGGGCGGTTAAGCTCCAGCCCATCTATACCACCTCACTCTGCATACTTGAGATAAATATCCCCGTCGCTGCCGAGCTCTGCGCCCGGCTCCGTCGTTCCGGCGTAAATGTGCCGCACCTGATCGGCGGCAAGGCCGAACTTTGTATACGGGATATCGTTTGCGAGATTGGTTTCGCCTACAGCGCCGGCAGCGGAAGACAGCGCGCCAAGATTTGCCCGCGCCGCGTCCGCCGTCGTTGCGCCAGTGCCGCCGGAAGCAACGGGAATAGTCGATACGGAAGAGATAGCGCCGGTGCCATTTGCCTTGAGGAAGCCGTTAGACGAACCGAACAGTGCCGAGCGGATTTTTGACACGATGTTAGACCAAGGGGTTTTCCGGTTCAGCGATACGGAAACATCATAGAACGGGAAATAGTCCCCGTCCGCAAGCGTCGCTTCTGAGGCAAGATCTTTTGTCGCCGCCTGTTTCGCTTCAATCGCATCGGGGATCGTAGTTTCATCGTCTGCGCTAACGGGGATATCGTCGCCGGTTAACGTCACGTTGCCGGAGGCGTCCGGCGATTTCATGTTCACTGACACGACAGAGCCGGAGCCGTTCATGCCGTTATAGACGGAAAATGTGGTAAACTCTCCATTGTCGAACGTGATTTTGTATGTGTCAGTCGTACCGGCGGCGTGTGTGCCGCTTTGTAGCGTGATGGACGCTATACCGTTGCCGTTCTTTACGTTGAACGTGGAGGTCGTTCCGTCCGTGAGCGTAACGGTGTAGGTGTCCGTCAAGCCGCTCGTTCCGGTTTTGGCAATGCTCTTGATGGATGAACCGTTTGTCACGGTAAAGTTGGTGCTTGTGTTATCCGAGAACGAGATTTTGTAAGTGTCCACAAGGCCGGATGTGCTGATTTTCGTTACGCTCGTTATTGCCCGACCATCCGTTCCTTTGTCGCCCTTCGCGCCGGTCGCGCCGCGTACCGAAGTAGTCTTTACCTCCGTATCGTCAGACATGATGAACGTCAAGGTATAGTCATCGTTTAGAGTAATGCTTTTAATACCGCCATGACCGTCAAGCGCCGTTGCAAGGTCATTGATAAGCACCTGTCCGGTCAGGGACTTTGCCTGACCCGCCTGCTCCATTACAAACAGGTCTGTCGTTGTTACGGTTGATGCTCTCGGAAGCTCGCCTACTGTTTTGTCCGCCAAGGATTAGCCCTCCTTCGTTTCCGCTGCAATCAATTTCTCAATAAGCAGCTTGATATAAACGAGCTTCTCAAAATTCTCCCATCCATCGACGCGGAGAGTACCGAGAAGCTCCTTGATTTTATTAAGTTCTTCCATGTTCAAACCTCGCTCGCGTACTTCTGCCGAAGCGCTGCCCGCTGTCCGCCGGTTTCGTTGACAAGATATTCAAACTTCGTATAATGCTCGAATACCGTCTCATCTCCGTTTGCGGCTACATAGCGGATTTTCGCCGTTTTCTTCTCATCTCCGAAGATCGCCGCCGCTTCCACGAACGAAAGGCCGGTCAGCGTGACATACAGCAGCCCAACCGTAGCAATGCCGCAGAACGCGCAAGGGTATTCACTTCCGTCCTGAAAAATAATTTTGTCCACTTTTTCCTCCTTAAATGAGCCGCAATCCTTTGATCTGGTGTGTTACACCGTTAACAGTAAATGTATAAGAGCTATCAACTACCGTTTTCCCATAAAGGCGAAAAGCCTTGTTGGTAGAAAAGGATCCCGCAGAGGCGTTCATCGCCGCCGCTGTTGCAGCACCAGAAAAAACATCCCCGGCAAAATACCCGTTTGCGACGCCGCCATTCAGATATCCGTTAGTGTTTGCCGTCGTGATTGTTCCAGACCCTATCTGGCTGCCTTGAATTGTTCCGGCGTCGCCGCCAGTCTGTATCCGGTTGGCATAGACATTTCCGGTAAACGTCCCGTCCGTTGCGTATAGTTGGCCGTAGCTGTTTACGCGGAATTTGCCGCCGCCGAGGGCGATGCCATCTGTCCCGATGTACACACCGTCCACCGTCCCGTACAGCTCCGACAGCTTGTTATAGATGGCGTTCTGTGTGATGGTAAACCCGCTGTCTTTGCTTCCAATGAAGCCGGATGTTGCCGTTATCTTGCCGGTGATGTCTACGCCGTCTTTCGTTGCCCTGAACACTTCCTGCCCGGAACTTTCCAGAACAAAGCCGTCCGCCGTCAGCGACCAACCAAAAGAGGCGGAATTGCCGCCGGTCTGCGTCACTCTCGCGGCGATCTCCTGCGCGTGCAGTTCCAAAGCCGCCCGCATTTCCGCTTCGCTCGTTTCTCTTGCCGTGACCTCCGCCTGAATGCTCGCGGCATTAACTCTAAGGCTTGCCCGCGTCTCGGCAAACTGCCGGGTGGTCTTCCGGTCGGTCGGTGATTTATATGGATACTCATGGTCAACCGCGTTCTCCTGCGGTGCGGCGATACGCGCCGCCATCAGCGTTGAGAAATTGGTCTCATTGACATAGATGCCGGAGAAAACGCCGTTGATGGTAACGCCGTCGCCAAGCTCCGCCGCAGGGTCGAGCTTCGCCCATTCCGTGTCATACGGACGATAGACAAATTCCCTGATGCTCTCTAAGATGTCGTTCGCCATCTGCTGGGAACCCCACGGGCATTCAAGCTCTAAGACATTATCCCCGCTCCCGGCTTCATAGAAGGAATCGTCGTCCACGTTGATGCGGACTTTTGTATACTTCGGAAGTTCGGGTGTCGTTGTGTATCCCTTTGCGCTTCTTCCGATAAAAACCGATTCAGACAAGGATCCTGTCACCTCCGAACGTGAGGACATACCCGGCGGTATCCACGAGATAGTGTGTCTCGATGCCGATCTCATTCAGCCGGACAAGACGGAGCTTTCCATCGTCCGACATGATGAAATTTCCCGCGTACATTGCCGCGATGTATCCGAGGATTTCCCTCATAGCGTATCCTCCGGGATACTGCACCGGATACCCACGCTGCATGATGTCAAACGTGCGTGTATCGACCTCCACACCCATATGTCCGGCAATAAGGCTTACAACTTCAATGTCCGTTTTGGGCCATTCGCCGATGTCCCCATTCACGGGAAAGTCGTTCTCGGCCTTTAACATCGCGTCGTATCCGTGGAATACGATCTCGTCCGTGCTCTCCCCGTCGGAGCGCGTATCGATATAAAACACGCCCTTTGGTATCCATTCGCTTTCCTTCGTGTCATTCACGGCACGGATAAACGGCTTGATGGAGGACATTCTCTTGATCGTCGCCGTCGGCTTTACCATCGTGACATCGATTTCCGCGGCTACACAGCACCCGACCGTCGGCTTGTCGTCCGTGAAAAGGTGCTGCGTGGTCTTGATCTCTTTGAGCATATTCCCGCCATAGCCGCCGGAATCGGAATCGTAGTAAATCCTCGTCCCGCCGAACGTGATATAGTCTGCGTGCTCATCGATCAAATAAAACTCGTCGCCGATGACGAGCTTGGTCTCGAACCAATGCGTACCGGCGACGATTTCCTTGTAGGTTGCGCTTGTGTTCTGCATGGCTATCTCTCCACAAGGGCGAGCGCATCAATGTTCCAGCGTTCTTTCCCATCACCGAAAGATGTATCGACTGTGGCTTTTCCTGTGCTGTTGTACATCGTCGTGACTTGCGTGCCCTTTAACCACGGGTTTGTGTATGTTACTTCTACGTACTCCGGCATAAGCGCCGGCAGAACGATCTCGGCGTCTTTGGTGTACAAAGGTTTGAACGTTGCATCAATGCGGAATTTCGTTGCGATCCGCGCCCGGTGCATCATGTAATCCATCGTGCGCCCCGCGTCCGAGCTGTCGCCGTCCTCTCTGGTCACGGTGTACCCGCCGCCGTCAAGATACGGAAGCATATCAACGCCGTTGACGATCAGTTTCATTTGCCGCGCCCCCTGTTCCGTTCCTCGGTGTAGGTGTACATGATCTCCCCGACCTTGCGCTTATCAAGGTAAACGTCGCTCGGTTTGATTTGTTCGTTGCCACGCGCAGTTAAACGGTCGAGAAGTGCGTCCAGCTTACTTTCCAATTCTGGGGATATACCATACCCATACCCGGAGGAAAACGCATTAGGCGGCACTACACCGCCCATAGCAACGGCGGGCATTTTCATGCTCAAGCCGGCGAACTTATCCGTCATACGGTCGACGATGCCGTCCGCGACCATCGACACCCACTGTGTGTTTCTCTCAAGCGGAATTACGGCCTCCGAGCCGTTTTCACCAGCGATGAACGGAGTGCCTTTTTTGACGATGCCGCCCTTGGCGAGACGCGGAATAGATACAGAGCTTGCACGCCAGTTTATACCGCCGCCGCCGAAGAATTGCAAAACGCTGCTGAACGCCCCGACGAGGTTATTGAACATCGTAATAACGCTGTTTACAAATGCTTCCACAGTGCCAAGGATACTGTTGATAAGGGACGCGCCCCAGCGTTTGATTTCGACCCATACGTCGATCCACGCGCTCTTGATCTTTTCAAGCGCCGCCGACCAATCGCCGGTGGCGAAACCGTATACAACAGCGGCCAGCGTTTCAAAGATCGCTTTTATAAGTGACAATGCCGTGCGAATAGCGCCGACGATATTGTTAAAAGAATACTGAACGACGCCGTAAAGCAGAATGAATACTTGCGAAAGGACGTTGCCCTTTTCGGAAAGCGTTTTCAGCGCATTGTCGAACCACCCATTGACTATGCCGCTGATCTTGTCGAAAAACGCTGTGATGTCATCCCACCACCCGGACAGGAATGAACCGAGAGCAAGGAACGCTCCGATTGCAAGCGGTATCCATGATCCGGTGAGAAGGGCAAGACCGATACCGATTTTAAGAAACCCGGTTGACATCTCCGCGCACATGTCTTTCGTAAGGCTTCCGGTGTTGATGAAATTTTTAAAAGCATCAATCAAATCCAGAGTGCCGAAAAGAACCAGCGCAATACTCGCGGCAGTTTTCCCGAACGCAAGCCCGATAGCAAGTGCTGCTATCCCCTCCAACAGGTTTTTGATAAGCCCGAGGTTGTTCTTGATCTTGTCGCTGATGGCTACATCTTCGTACTTGATCCCGCTGCCGGAACCGCCCCCGCCGCCACCGGAGGACGAATCCTGCGCAATGGTCAGCGTATCAATGCCCATGAGTTGCTTTTTCATTTCCTTTGCAGCGCCAGCGCCGGAGGATAGATTGTCGCTCAACTTTCCCGTGTTGGTTATGGCCCGCTTGAATGTGCTTTTCCCACTAAGAGCCGCAAAGAACGCCGCGATAGCGTCCACAGCCTTTGTGATCCAGCCAATGAGCGTCTGCAATACCGGGATAACCGCAGTAAGAATTGGAGCAAACGCAGCGCCCCATGACGCCTTTAGCCCCTGCAAAGACGCTTTCAGTTCGTTAATGCTTTTCTTCGTCTCCGGGTCGTTCTCGGCATAAGCCCTAACCGCTTCAATGGTGTATTGCTTTAGCTTTCGGAAAAGAACAAACAGCGAGCGGATACCGATGCCGTATTTGAGCAGATTTTTTATGCCGCTTTTGATGGACTGCTGCGCCCCCTCCATCGCGGCCTTGATGTCAGCGCCTTTGGACGCATCGGTGATTGTCTGCGTCAGCTCCCCAGCTCTTTTTTTCTGTTCTTCCAGCTCCGCTGTCTGCTGTTTCAGTTTGTCAACGATTTTCGCGTCCTGCGCTTCAAGCCGCTGTGCGGCTTTCTCTTTCGCCGCGAGAATCTTTTCCTGCTCGGAAAGCTGCGCTTTGATTTCCGCCTGCCGCTGGGTCTCTTCGATCCATGTCTGCGGATCAGCATTGGCGTTAATTGCGGTTTTTGCCTCGCTCTCGGCCAATGAGGATTTCAGCTTTTCGACCTTATCATAAGCCTGCGCCGCCTCATCCTGCGCCTGTTTGAGCTGTTCAACGATGGGTGCGCGTTTCGCCTCGCCGCTCTCCATGTTCTTTTTGAGCCTGTCCATGTCGCGTTGGAGTTTGTCCAATTCTTTGGCGGCTTGCCCGGCGTCGATTTCTACCGGGAATCTAAGTTCTGTCGCCATCGCATCACGTCCATTTCTTCAACATTTCTTCGTCCTCTGCCGTGTACTTCGTCGGTAGTGTTACAAGCTCACGATTCTGCCGCAGCCATTCCCGCTCGTATTTTTCGAGCTTTTTACCTTTGGCAAGTTTCGAGCGCAGCGACACGATCTGCGAGAACGCACAGTCTCCGCCGATCTCCATGTACGCGCCCATGAATGTCCACCAGTGGAGATATTCGACAGAGCGGCATTCGTAGCCGAGCACACGGTTGACCGGCGCGACGATATACGGGAAGTCCTTTTCCCAATCCACAAGGCGGGCGGATTTCTTCCCGTGCGGCTGTCCGAGGTCGATGAACCAGAAGCTCTTCTCCAATGCTTCCGAATAGTCCGTCAGTGTTTCCCAATCGGGAAAAATCGTCTGTATTGTCGCCTCCGCCTTGTCTGTATCGGAAAAATCAGGGTCATTCAAGACCTCTATGAGATCGAGAATAACCCTGTAGTCCGAGCGTATCGCATGGTCTGCACCACCGACGGAAAGCGACACCGGCAGGGAGTAGATCATTTCTTGAATTTTGCGAGATACTTTTGCAGCTTCGGATTCGTCTTTTTCTTTTCCGCCGTAAAGGTATCGTTCATGTTGTCGATGAGGCAGAGCATCAGGTTGCACCACACGGGCAGACCGTCCGCCATCGCGTAGGTGTTCATCGTGCCATACAGGGGAGTGCAAACGTCAAAGCCGAAAAGACCGTTGATAAGCTCTCGCATCTCCCCGTCCATCGCACGGGCGGTAGCAAAGATTTTCTTCGCGTCGTTCTCCCCGGCGAGCATCGCCTGGTATTTGTCCTGCTGCTTGTCCATCGCGTCAAACGCATTAAAAACGCGCTCGATAAAGTCAATGTCGGTGAGGTTGAGCAACACCGTCACCTTTCCGTTGATGGAGATTTCCTGCACTCCGGTATCATGTCTAAGTTCAAGCATTGCTTAACCTCCAAAAATTCAGGTCTCCGGCGTAAACTCGATAGCGCCGCTAGTGCCCTTCGTGGCAGTGCCCTTCGTGCGCGTGCCGCCGTAGGTTACGTTGATGGGCATACCGACGCTGCCGCCGCCCTCGCCACCGAGACCAGTGACCTCGACCATGCACGCCTCGTAGCGCTCGGCAAATCCAGCGTAAGTGTGGACGATGAGCATGTCCATAGCCGCAAGCGCCATCGCGTCCTGATCGACAACGGCGAGCTTCCAGATCTTCTGCTGCGCCGCGTCGCCGCTGTCAAGCTCGCACGGCTCGAAAGACTGCGTAATGACAGGCTTCTTCATCGTGCCGTAGGTGTCGCCGAGAATGTCTTTCTTGCTCTCAGTAGACCAGTCGTATTCCTCGGAGCTGTCCTCCACGCGCTTGCCGATCACCGACCAAACAGGAGCGGAACTCGTGCCGGTGTTCAGATAAGCGAGAAGCAGCTCACGCGCCACAGTCTGACCAGCAGTAGTGGTAAACGTGTATTCAGCCATTCGTTATATCACCTCGTAAATTAAAGTTAAAAGGATCTGGTGATCCTCTACGTCGCCCTCATATCGGGCAAAAAGAGCCGCCGCCGTGTCGCGTTTGACTTTGCGCACGCGGATACCGTCCGCAATCGTCAGGCTATCCGCATTCGCCTCCGCCCACGCGCCGTATGTATCCAGTACCTCGTCCGCGCTCATTCTCTCGTCGGCATTCTTCGCCGGGACGCGATAAATAAGTTTGTACTGGTACTGCGCCTGATACGAGCCGTCGATAAACTGCTTGGTTTTGTACGCCGCCTGAATGGTGGAAATGCATAAACCGCTTTTCTCACCCAACCATTCAAAATCGAGCTTGGAAAGCGGTTTATCCGGGTACGTATTCAGCCATTGCCGCACGGCGCGGCTCACGTCTGCGTTTTCCTCCGCAGACACTAAGATTTTAGGTTTCTGTTCATCCAAGGGACGAAATCACCGCCTTTTCTGCGACACGCGCCCACTTGTCGCCGTTTTTCTTGTAGGATGCGTCCATCCAATGGGATTGAGCTTGCGGGTGCATGTCCGTAGTAAAAACAAGGTCTTTCGCCGTCGGAGTGAGCGTTGCGCCCTTGTGCCAGCGCAATCCTACATCCGGTATGTTCATCGGGCCTTTCCCAGTGGCAGCGTCAACCATGACCTTGCCCTCGTACAGATATCGGGCTTGGTCGCCGGTATAGACGATCTCATTGCCATCCGTCCGCGCCATGTTGGAGAAAACGCCCGTCAGCGCAGGGACAAAGGGAATCGTGTCTTTCAGCGCTTGCGTTGCAACAACGATCTCCGCCGCTTTACAGGCGGATTTGAAGTCTTCCCCGCTCACGGTCTTGATCTTTAACGTGATCCTCATTTGCCACCGACCTGCCAGTGCATCATGTCGCCGCCGAAATCACGGACATCAACCGTGCTCACGTCAAATGCGTAGTCGTATTCCTCTTGCAGCTGCGCAAGGCTCATCATTTCGGAGACCTCGCCTTTGACAAAGTAGGTGGACGTGGAATTGCTATGCCCGCCGCTGTCCAGCGTCCACAATCCCTGTTGATCCGCCGCCGCATAGAACGCCTTTGGCTCGACATACGTTTTCTTGTCGCCGGTCGTGCTGACCGCATCAACAGAAAATGGGATGTAGAGCGTGGCAGCGTCAGCGTCGGCAAGCCCCGTCTTTGCAACGTTCGTTCCCTTGGACACATCCAACAGCACACCACGCAGGACGGTAATGCTGTTGTGAATCTTTAGGTCGTCGTCCTCGTAGGAGTTAAAGACAGTCACAGTATGTGGAAACACAGCGCTGCCCTCCTCTGTACAAAAGCCCCGTCCATGCCAGATAGTCCATAGCAATATCTTCCAGCGTTTTCCGGGCGGCTTCCGCCGTCTCTGCGCCACTTGCGTATGTTTTGCTCCATGCGCCTACGGTCTGGCTCTTGACCTCGCCGCCGCTCATGCTCTGCGCTTTGGCGTTCTCAATAATTTGATACTGTTCCGCCAGCGCGCAGCAGCACATCGCAAGCGCGTTGTCATCGTCCGGGTAATCTTTCGCCTTGCCCATGGTATAGTAGTTAATAAAGGCGTCTGCCCGCGTTGCTGCGCGGGCAAACTCCTGTTCCGTCAGGGCGCTGCCGAGATAGGTATCGGTGTAGAAAGTGTATGTCGCGTACATCTGCGCCCCTCCGGTTTATCAGCCCACGGTAACGGCAGCCGTGCCGGACTTCGTGCCGTCCTGCTTGGAAGTCGCGGTAACGGTCAGCGCAGTATTCGTCTCGTTGGAGGCGATAGTCAGCGTGCCGTTATCGTCGATCTTCGTTCCAGCCTTAACAGCAGCCGTGCCGGAAACGCTCCACAGCACGCCGTTAGACACCGCACCCTCGCCGGTCACAGCGGCGGCAAACGCCTTGCTCGCACCCTTAGCAACGGTAGCGGTGGCCGGGGTAACGGTAACGGTGTTGACCGTACCGGCGGGAGCGTACACCGCGAACGGGCAGTACTTCGACAGGGTATCATTGTACGCCGTTTTCGGGTTCGGGATTTCCCAGCCGAGACGCATAACCGCACGCAGCGCGACCATGTCATTCTGCATGAGGTTGTAAACGATGGAGTTGTCGGAAGGATCCTGCACAACGCCCTGATCGAAAATCTTGAACGTGATGTCCTGACGGATGGAGTACACCAGCTCCGACCAGTCGCCGGCAAACATAAGCGCCTTGGCAGTGTCAAAAGCGCCGTTGCGCGGGAAGTACATAGGAGAGCCGTCCAGCGCATAAGGCGTCGCGCCCTGCATATCGGTTTTGAAGATGGGATTGCCGTTCAGGTCTTTCAGACCGCGCAGCTTCGCGCGCATCTGGATAGCGGACATAATGCCGTTGACGAGATAGCCGCTCTCTTCGACCTTGGCAATCACGCCGCCCTCGGCGAGAAGGTCATCATAGATGTACGGCGTCGCCGCCACGACGGAACCGGCCTTCGTGCAAGTCTCAAGGACGCTGTCGCGCCAAGAGGTGGGCTTGTTCGTACCAAACAGGATAGCACCGTCAATGACCTTGCCGAACGCCTCGACCAGACGCGGGCGGACTTCGCCCCAGATGTCATAGTCGGCGTCGTCAAGCACCGCCTCCGGAATGGGGACGATGACGGCGATCTCTTCGGCATAGATTTTCTTCTTGTCCCACTTCATCTTGGTGGTCTGCTTCATGCCGGTATCGCCGTTCACGAAGTAGGCAGTGGGAAGCATGTCCAGAACGTTCATCGTCTGGGTCTTGCTCGTCATATTGGGGAGGCGGCGGCCCATCTGGAGGACGGCGCTACCCTCGGTCACGCCCTGGATGATCTCACGGGTGACAGGTTCGGGAATAAGACCGGAAAGGTCAGTTCTGTTTACAATGTTAGTAGCCATATTAGTCATGTTTACCTCACAATTCTCATTTAAATTTGCCCCGAATAAGGGCGTTCATAGCGTCGTTCGTGCCATTAGCACTATTGCCGCTGTTGCCGACGTGCGCAGACATATCCACACGCACGGAGGCGGGTTTGCGATCTTTCAGAAACTCGTCGGCTGCCTTTTCAAAGCTCACCGTGTCCGTCACTTTCTGCCCGATCTTAAAGCAGTAAAATTCCAGCTCATCAGCCGAAACGCCTTTTGCGGTCAGATACTTCTCCCGCTCAAACTGCGTTACCTTCGCTTCTGCGGCAAGCCGCGCCGCCTTTTCAGTGTCGCGCTCTTTCTCAATGCCCTTGAGCTTGTCCGCTTCGCTCTGCTGATTGGCTTTCCAAGCCTTGTAAGCGTTCATTTCTTCCTCGCTGGGCATTCCTTTGGTTGCCCGCGCAAGACGCTTTGCAACGATGGTATCTACTTCGGCCTGTGTAAAAGTAGCCTCGTTCCCGCCCTCGGCGGTGTTGGGATTGGTATTCGGTTCTGCCATGATGATTCCTCCGTTTTCCGCCCGTCGGCGTATTCCGTTTATGCCCGTCGGCAAACAAAAAAGGAGCCCGTCCCGAATGGGACAAACTCCTTGAATGTTTATAAATGCATGGCCGCTGTTGAGCAGTAGCGACGCGGTTTTTGTATCCCCCTCCGCAGGGGCAAGACAGGGGGAAAGGAAGGAAGCCCTGCCAAAGCAAGACCGTTATTTCTGTACCCGCCACAAGGTCAGGCGGCGCTCTCTGTTATGCTTTTATCGTTTGTTTATTATTGGCCGCTTTCTGCGCCTCTCGCGCTTCTTTCGGCCCGAACTCCGCGATGTTTCCGCGCTCGTATTGTGGCCGTAGTCCTGCCGCCTTGCTGAAAGCATCGTATTCCTCGTTGAGACGACGATACCGTACAGCCTTGGTCGTATACTCCTCATCATCCCCGCGCCCTTTGGCGGCTATCAGCTCGCGTTTAACTTTACGCAGGGATGCTTCAACCTGTCTCTGCTTTTGTGTCGCCTCGTAAAATGTGTATTGCTTGCCCTCAAACTCAAACGGCGGCGGGTCGATGTTCTCTAATTCCTCATCAGTATATGTCCGCTCAGAAACGCCCTCGATCCAGATGTGGTACATATGGCGGCAGTTAGCGCCGCACAAGCCGTCCACCTCGCCGAGGCCGCAGACCTCATAGATGGACGGGTAAATATCGCCGGTACGGACGGAATAAACACGCCCCTGCCATTTCTTGTGGCTCGCCCATGGCGTTTTACCCTCTCCATCTCGTGCCCCACGGTGCGCCGTAACCTCTCTGTACGGAGTGTCAAGCAACGTCGCCGTCTGCTCCGTGTACTGCCGGGAAAGCTGGGTAACGCCCGTCATAACAGCTCTGCGGGCGGCAACGTCAACGCGGTTATGCCAGCCGCTCTCGTAGTCAACGTACTGCAAGCCGCTGTCCGTCAGCATCTTCGTTGCGTCACGGATCGCCACGTTATAACTCTGCCCGCTCTCCACGCGCATCAAGGCGTCGTCAAGAACTCGCTGGTACATCCTGCCTATATCATCAACTTTTACCGTACCGTCCGGCGCTCTGTACGCAAAGCCCATGCTGCGGGTAATGTTCGTCAGTTCTCCGAGCGTCTGCATCTCAATGGCATTGATTTCCTGCATGAACAGGTCGGCATTGAAATTGTTTTCGCCGAGAATAAAGTTGTCGTCGATCAGCGTATCAAAATACTGCTGGTTTCGTTGGACAGCCTTGTTCCATACGGTGTCAAACTCGCTCTGCGTGAGCTTTAGGGTCTTTCGGATATACTCATTGATTTTCTTGTAATCGTATCCCCGCCGCTGCAAAGACCGTATATGCTCTATCGCCGTCTCCGTCATTTCTCCGGTCATGGCAACACGGGAGCATATGTCCTCAAGGATTTGCTCTTCTAAACGCTGATATAGCCGCATAAGCGGCAGGGGCAGGGAGTACATAAACTCCGGCGTGATTGGATATTTTGCCATTACTCATCGCCCGATACAAGGCTCTCCATCTGCGGCAGGGCGGCTTTTGCCGTTGCCTCGTCCTCATTCATATAACGCATACGAAACTCATACGGCTGCATGATCCCCATCTGCACCATACGCGCATCTCGGTTAAACTCCGATTCCTTGTCCTCAATGATGGAATCGTCGAAATCAACCGTGATCTTAACGTCCTCATTCAGCCCGGCATTCATATAAGCATTGCCCATTCGGAGCAGGACGCGGCACAGCTCAATGAGAACGCTTTCAAGGATGATCTCGTGCTTTTTGATCGTGCGGAACATCTCGGAGTTTTCGCTTATGATCTGCGTCGCTGTGGACACGTTGCCATTATCGTATTTGTAATGGTTCTCGCCGAATCCGCACTTGCTCGACAGAAGATTAAGCATGTCCTGAATCCCGGCGTTATGTTCCGCCGTGCGGAGGTTCATGTTGATCTCCTTGATGATATCGCCGTCCTTCCCGTCGGCGGGAAGAACATAAAAAACAACGTCGCTTGTGTCGAATAGCGGCTCGCCCGTGTGAAAATTCTTTGTTGCCTGCGGTTTGAGCATGACGCGCTTCTTGCCAAGCTGGAACTCGTTAACATAGCTGTCGTATGTAAGGTCAACGCCCTTTAGCTGATCTATAGCGTTGGCAAATACAGAAATGCCCATCGGCAGGGTTGCATCAACGTTGTTGACGATGTTCAGCCGGTCAATGACGAACATACGCTGCGTAAACGGCGTATGCACGACCGGAGCTACATTTTCAAACCCCGGAACATCGGCAAGGTTCACCTCCGACAGGCTACCCTTTGTGTCACGATACAGAAGGTTTTCGATGTCATATGTGCCCTTTTCCGTTCGCTTGTGAATGCAGATGTAAAGGTACGAATCTTTCTTGATGGACTTGTGCGATCCGAACGCGCATTCGGTTACGATGCCGTTCTCCCATGTAAGAGGAAGTATAAGGTCAGCCGGGACATAGTCAATGCGGATTTCCCCGCCGCTGCCGTTCACCTTGCCGGTCTGCTCATCAACAGACGCATTAACGACCGTCGGAACATACGCAACCGTGCCGCGAGCCGCCTTGATCTCCTGCATCTCGTTCGATTTGACAGTAAAGTTGTTCCGCTCAAAAACGGAATCGATAAAATCCTGCTCTGGCTTCCCCTCAAGCGTTATCTTACACTTTTCATTGAGCAAAAGGTTCGCCCAGTCCTCGCAGACCTTTTTCGCCATGCCGAGAGAGTACAGGCGGCAGGGGACGTGCTTCATGCCGTTCCAGATGCGGTACTGGTGGAACTGTTCCACGTAACCGTCGTACCAGCTCTTCCAATTCTCTATGTAGGTGTAAAACTCTTCCGGCACGGTTGTATATCCCCGCGCCCGTAAAACCTCGTAAATATTCATGCCTTAACTCCATACAGTCTGAATACCGGTTCCATCCCATACCGGATAGCGTCTATTGCGTGGTTGTTCTTGTCTGGGTATCCGCTTATGATCTCGCCGTCTTTGTTCCGTTCGTACTCATAGCCGACGATCTCTTTGTATGCGTTCGGCGTCCTGCGTTTGTCGATAACGATCTTTCGGCGCTGTAGCCACTTCATACCATACTCGATACGGCCAATGCCTTTTATTGATTTCCTTGCATCTAACCCACATGCCCGCAAGTCTGCGATGCTTTTAGGCTCCGCGCTGTCACATGTTATCGGGAAATCATTATAATGGCGGTCGCTGATCCAGGCGGCGTTCTCTTCGTTGCTCGTCTTATTGACGTAATGCTCATCGATCAGATACAGCGTTTCTCTAGCAACATCATAGTATATGCGGATAAAGCAAAACGGATCAGGATACCAGCCAAAGTCGATGCCTTGATAAATCCTGTCAAACTGCTTTACTTCATCATCCGTAATTTCCCGAAGCTCCAACTTTTCAAATACGTTGCCGCCCGTGCCTACCGGCAAACCAAGGTATTCGTGTTGGTACGCTCTTTCATCGGTCTGTTTAAGGTATTCGGCTTCGTTCAAGAACTCTTCGCCGAGCCAACTCTTAGGCGCATCAAGGTAGGTGCTTATGTGGCACAGTCGGTTCGGCTTGTCTTCAGCACTGTCAACGTTCGCCCAGTTATCACGGCTGATAGGCGGGTTGTAGCTCTCGAAATTCCAGAACTTGTCCCCGCCGCGCATCGTGGACTGCAAAATTGTTCGTATCTCCGCCCTGCCGGAAAACTGATCTTTTTCCTCAAAGTGCGTAACGGCAATATACCCGAACGGCACCTTGATAGATTTAATCTTCATTGGGTCGTCTGCGCCACGGAACATGATCTTTTGCCCGGTCGGGCGGTAGATAATTTCCATCGGGCTGACTTTTGCGTACCATAGCCCGGCCATGCCAAGCTCGGCAATCGCCCACATGTACTGGTTAAACACGCTGTCTCGCAAAGTGTTTGCGACCTTACGAAGCACCAGCGCGTGAGTATTTGGATTGGCAATTAACAACTGTGGTACAAGCAGGGACACGGTTGACGATTTCAGGCTCCCTCGACCGCCGCGAATATCGTAATGCGTATGTCCGTGCAACATAACATCTTTCGCAAAGTCATAGAATACAGGGGCAAGCATTTCTGACATTTTTATATGTCCCATTCAATGACCGCCCCTCTATCAACCTCCGGATCAGGATAGTCTTTCTGTCCGAGAACTTGCTTGCCAAGCCATATCGCCATTGTTGCATTAGTTTCCGATAGCTTCATCTGGTTACGGCGCAAGCTCACTTTGCCTCTGGCCTGCCCTCTTTTTTTGCAGTCTAAGAATGTTTCTCGGTTGTTCTTGTTATGCAGCGTTTCTACCGTTGTGCCAAGCTCCCCAGCCATTTCTTCATCTGTGCACATGTATTTGGACAGCATCTCTACAAGCTGCTTACCCTCAACGCTCAAAACAAGGCTCGGTCGGCCTTTTCCGTTGGGCTGCTTATTCAGATATTTGTTAAACGCTCCGAGCTGTTCAGCAGTCTTCGCCATATAAGCACCTCGTAGACAACGCGAGAACGCTCTCTATGGTTTCGGACATGTCATAATATCTATAATCACCCAAACGGCCACAAACGATTAGACCGTCCTTTTCCGCTCTCGACCGGTATTTCTGATACAGAGCATCGCTCTCTGCGTTATTAACAGAATAAAAAGGTTCTTTCCCGCGTTCCCACGTGTCAGGGTATTCGATTGTCAGTACCGTTTTCGGGCTTTCTGTGTCAAAAACGAAGTGCTTATGCTCAATAACCCTAGTATGGGGGATGCTGCGCGCAGTATAATTTACTACAGCCACACCTTGATAGTTGTCGATGTCAACCGTCATCTGATCAAAGCGCAGGCTTCGCCACGGGAGTTCACCATACTCATATCCGTAAAGCTCATCGAGTGCGCCAGTATAAACGATCTTCTTTGCCTTATACTTTTCCTTTGCGTCTTCAAAGGACGTATTTAGGGCTACGTCTGTACCGTTTAACAGCGATTCAATGAGTTTGTTATACCCCTCAATCGGGATGCCCTGATATTTCGCATTGTAATAATTATTGTCCGCCGTATACCGAACAGGGATCCGCCGCATTATATCCGGCGGAAGTTCGGAACATGGCTTGCCCCATTGCTTTTCAGTGTACCCTCGGATAAACATCTTATAGATGTCTTCTCCGACAAGCGACAGCGCGTGTTCTTCTAGATTCTTTGCTTCACGGTCAAGCACAAGTCTCTGGCGGTTAATCTCCGCTTTCGCCTGAAAAGGGAAATTCACACCCCACAACTGCCGGAACGTGTTCATGTTAAACGGGAGGTTGTAGCACCGCCCTGCATAACAGGCAAGGGGGCTGTTAATGAAATTATTGAAATGAACGAACTGGTTGACGAATTTCCATACCTCGTCGTTGTTCGTGCGGAAAATATGCGCTCCGTATTTATGAACTGCGATCCCCTCAACATTTTCTTGGTAGCAGTTTCCGCCGATATGGTCTCGCCGATCCACGGCAATGCAGGACTTCCCCGCCTTTGTCGCCATATACGCAAAAACAGAGCCTGCAAGCCCTGTTCCAACTATTAAGTAATCGTAGTTTTTTTCCATTTTTCGTTCACCAGCTTCGGGCGGCAGTTGTTCCAGCTTATTTTATGATGGATGCGAAAATTTACTCTGCCCTGTTTTGCGATCTTAACGAACGACGGGCAGCACATCACACTGTAAAAGCTCTTCCGGTACGTCCCGTTGTCCTGATATATGTCCGTCATTCCACCACGCATGTGCTGTGTCGGCGGCGTCTGTACCTGCAAGTACATAACAGAATACATCAGCAGCCCCCGGCTTGCTTCGTCTATCGTCGTGGTAATATCGTCATTCATGCGCATACGGAATTTGACTTTTTTATCAGCGCGCATCAAGAACGATCCCATAGTTTTCGGGTTAAGCCCCATGAAATACTTTTTTCCACGGATCCCGCCGAGGTATTCGCTCGACAGCGCAAAGGACAGCCATGCAATGTCCGTCTTATCTATGTCCCGCACAAGGTAATAGAAAAACGTGTCAAGGTCTCGGCAAGCCTTTGTAACAAGCCTGTCATCCTCTACATATCTGAAATCGATCCTCGTAAAATCATCGTCGAGCTGCAAATGATATTTATAGCCACGCTCTTCGGCAAGGTCTTGTATCTTGTTTCTTGCGAACACTCCAACGCGGCGGTCATTGTCCGTGTCGCCAGTATCCGTCTCATCCGCAACAGCCTTTTTATCAAACTGAATGACATGTTCGCCGAACTTAGAGAAGTATTGATCGGCTTGGTCGTCCTCATTGTCGATCACAACGTACCAGTCTCCGGTATAGACGCTGTCTTTCAGCATCTTTACTGTTTTTATCTCGTCAGCTCTGCCGTGGCTTAGAATAAAGACAGCAAAAGATTCGCGGTATTCACTCCTCGTCAATGCCCTCACCGTCCTTTAACTCTACCAAGCCGTCAAGCAGCTCGGCAAACCCATTAGCAATGGCATTATCGATGTCGACGATGACAAGTGCGGAACGCTCCATCAGTTCCTGCATTTCAGGGCTTGCACAGTTCGCATAGTATTCCGCAATGTTCCTGTAATTGAACACATTATGCCGGTTTGCCGCTGCAATAAGGAACGCTTTCTGTTCAGGCAGGATGTCTGCGGCCTCGATCTCCATGATGAGGCTGTCCGTCTTATCCGTATTGTACAGGTCGGCAAGACTCGGCTTTATCCCGTCCGGCTCATACTGCGGAATATTGACTTTCATGCTGTACTGGTTAGGCTCGCTCTCTTTTTCTTCCTCAAAAAATCCGAAGTCAAAGCCCTCGAAATCAAGCTCCGCAAGTTCTTCCGATAAAAGCGCATCATCCCATTCGGCAAACTCATTCGTTTTGTTGTCCAGCAGACGATACTTCCGTTTCTGCTCCTCCGTCAGCCCCTCTTTGATAAGAACATCCGCTTCTTTGTAGCCGAGCTTCTTCAGCGCCTTATATCTCGTATGCCCGGCAAGGATCACGCCGTCCTCATCCACAATGATAGGCGCAACGTAGGTGCACTGCTTGATGCTCTCCATAACATAAGCGACAGCATCATCATTCTTTCTTGGGTTTTTTTCATAAGGGACGATTTCCCTTAACGGCTTTTTGACAAGTTCCATTTCGGTTCCTTCCTTTCCGCCCTTTCCACTTCCAACAAAAAAAGAGCCGGAATCGCTTCCAGCTCTTTCGAGTGTACCCATTATAGCACTTGATTTTGGCTTTTTAGGCTAATCTTTCAACGTCGGCGTGAAACTTTCGCTTTTAAGCATCCCCATGATCCTGGCCATTTCAGCAAGCCGCCATACGGATTTTGCCGCGAAGCTTGTTGTAGCTCATGCAAAACACCTTCCTTTCTGACCTGCCATCATCAGTACCTTGCGGTCATCCCCGGCAGACGGCCTTTTCAGACCGTTTCGGCATTGTAGATTTTATATGGATTGCTCTTGCATGAAAGGCACGGCTCGAAGTGCCAGCCCTGCACGCTTCCGCTTTTGCCGAGCGGACAGACCTTATTGCAATGCTCTGTGCATTTTCCGCAGGTGTATTTCCGGTTTTCGCCCGGAAACAAAAGCTGCTTGCTGACTTCGATTTCCGCGCCGCAGAACACACATTTTGCTTTCATCTTTCTTTCTCTTTTCTGTCCAGATAGGCAAGCATCTGCTCGATTTCATCTCCCGACCAGCCGATAGACAGAAGATACCGTTCAAATTCCGCCCGGCTCTCGAAGCGCTCTGCACAGCGGTCAGCGACATATTTTGCGTGATCCCACGTCCATCCAGTCATTTTCATTTTTGTAGCTCTCCCGATTGAATGCCTTTCCATTCCACAACTTCAAGCTGGAAAAATTCAACTTGATTTTTAGGATATGCTGCAAGCTCAAATCTGCCGTTTGATCTGCAAACGCGGAAATAATCCCGGTCGCGTATTGCATACGGAGATAAATTCGGGATTATGCCATTTGTTTTGCAAGCGGTGAAAAAACGCTCTTTTTCTTCGCTGCCGTTGCAATGGATAATCGTTTGGCAGCCAAACTTTTTCATTTCATCCCAAAACATAGGCTTATCCTTTCTGGGCGGTTTTGCCGCCGCCCTTCGGCTCACGTTTTACTTTTCGATGGAAAACCATTTGCCGGCTTCGTCGTAGTAGCCGAACTCAAAACCGCCGTCATCGAGATAGTTGATGCAGTAGAAGTGGTTTGCCGAAGAAACGTTCTTTAAGCAAACCATCATCCCACTCAGCTCATGTCTGAATCTTTCCATCGTTTCAAACGAAGTTTCTTTCTTCACGGTGTTCATGACTGCAATCTTGTTGCGGATGATCCGGATGATCGTTTCTGTCGCGTTCATTTCAATTTCCTTTCTGCCTGTCGGCTTGTTTATTTGCCTTACAGTTATAGTTATAAACCATTCGGTTTAAAATGTCAACCATTATTTTAAACTTTTTGGATTATTTTTGAAAAGTTTTATTTGACAAGCAAAAGTATATAGTTTACAATCAGATCGAAAGGGGTGATCCAATGACCGCTAAGCAATTAGTTGATATGGCGCTGGCTTACGCCGGGATTAGCAAATCAGAGCTTGCCCGCCGCCTAAACTGGTCTCCGCAACTGTTAAGCAAGCGCCTAAATACCGGAAAGTTCTCCGTTGAAGAATGGTGCGTTATTGCGAAAGCCATTGGCGCAGAACCACATATCGGCTTTGTTTTCCCGGACGGAAAAGAAATATAAAGCAAAGGGGTAGTCATTCGACTGCCCCTTTTTTTGTAAGTCCAAAGTTCTCTGCTGTTCTTTCGATGAATTTATTATGCCAGTTCTTAGCGGTTCCGTAGGAAACGAACAGGGCCATAGCTGCCCCATGCAAAGTATGTGTGCGCTTAAAAAAAACCATTTCGATGAGCTTTACGCGATCCGCGCCATTAGGATACCGCATGGTGTCCCGTATGGTCTTTTCGACAGCTAAATACTCTTTCATATCATCGAAAGGCAGCTCGCGCAAGGCTACGCTTTCAGCGGCTCGGTTTACGTCCGTCCCTCGTCCTGTTGCGCCGTATGCAGGAACAACAGACTGCTCCCGTATATTCCGCAAATCCTCACAATGCATCGGGTACGCCCGGATGATCGCTTTCACGAATCCCCACCATTTGTATCTTGGTTTGCTCATTTTGCCTCCGTTCTCGCAACGTTAAACGCTCTGTACGGAATTTTCGATTGTCAGGCACATCTTTTCATGCCTCCCACGAAACGCTTAGCTTTGCCATGCTCACGGATCCGAGGACGGAGTAAACGAGGTTCAGCGCTTCTGTGGTCGTGGTGTTCTCGAAGCAGAGGCTTCCGCTCTTGGGAGCGCCCCCCCTATTCTGTACCGGCGGAGCGTCAGGAGCTTTGACCTCCTCCGACGGTTCAGCAACTTCCGACGTGGAATGCACCGGTTCCGGCGGCGCTTCTACATGATCGGCTTTCAACTCTTCGGCGCAAAAGGCACGGAATCCGCCGTTGTTGGTGTTCGCCCATCCACCGCGGTGTGGGAACTTAATGCCGAGCTTCTTTGTTTCCAAAGCAACCGAATTAACGGACACGCCGAACATAGCGGCAAGGTCTTTCTGCATCACGCCAAAACGTTTTTGCAGATTCGCTATGTACTCCCGGCGCACATCGTCCGGGAACATTTTAAACTCTTTCCACCGCATGGGTCGATTGAGAGCGTATGTTTTTATTTCGCCGTTCATGGCTTCTCGTTCCTTTCTTGTTAAATAGTCGGACGGGAAGATGACTTTCCCGCCCTTTCCGGCATGGGTGCGCTTATTATGATGCCTCGCGCCGTTCTCTTCTTCTCTGCGCAGTCAGTAATGAACACATACTTTTCATCGTTCACAGTTAAATATCTCCATACCGTTCGATTTGATATATCTCGCCGTCTATGGTGTAGATCGTTACCGTCTCACGCATCACCGGAGGAGACGATACAGGAACGGAAACCGTAACCCCGTACCTTGTCCCGCAATACTCACACACGCTCCCGGTGATCGGAGCTCCACAGTTAAGGCAGTTTGTCAAACCTCCCAACCAAACTCGTCCTTTATAGCGTCTTTGACCATCCAGACGTTGAGATTGCCGCTTCCGACGCTCTCCCGGATGTTCGCCACCTCCGCCGACAGCTTGTTCACGTCCTCCTGCGTAGGATTGAAGCACTCCATCCACGCCCAGACGAAGATCGTCATGGCGATGGAAACGGCCTTGTGCATGGATACGTCTTTCGGCTTTCGTTTGGATTTACTGCTCATCGCGTGCGGCCTCCTTTTCCTCGACAATATGCTTGGCGAGTTTGGCGCAGCTCAGCTCCCCGGGGCAATCGTCCTCGCAGTCCCAGCAAAGGCGCGGCGCTATTTCCAGAAACACGTCATGTTCCCAGCGGTTCATCCTCATCGGCTCTCCTTTCTCCGTAGCTGCAAAAGTCCATATCTTCAACGACCTGCAATCCACTTACGCCACACCAGAACCAATCACGTATTTTTGATTCTTGCCATGTGTCTTTGTGCTTGCAGTCTTTGCACCGCACAACAGCGACCATCTCCAGCTTTGGCTTTACGGTTTTGCAGGAGACGCCTTTTACGCAAACAAACTCCCGGTCTTTTCCGGCGTGCTCGCAGCTAGAAGCGCAGTCCTTGCAGTTATCACGCACGATCTTCGTTTCCATTGTTCTTCCTTTCTCCGTAGCAGCAAAAATCATTATCGTTTGTCGTAAACGGGGTGTGCCAACAGCCACAATCACACCGCTCGTCTTCTGGGTCTCGGTGTTTACAGTCCTTGCAATGCACAACCTTTTCATACCCAAGCTGCACGGCCATTCTCTTAAACTGGCTGCGGGTGGGGCGGTCAACCGTTGGCTCTCCGGCAACCAGTTTGCGGAACACGTTCTTGAACCCGTCCGGAAGAATCGTAGCGCCGCATACGATCTGTATCAGATGGTCAGCGTCAATCAAGCGCATGGTCTTTTCCTCCTTCGTATTTAGCAATCAGCACGTTGAGATCGCGCAGCCCCCGCCTTGTGATAAGATTATCTTCGTACAGGTTGTCGCGTAGTGAGAGAAGTTCGGAGACGGGGACAGCGGCAATGGTAGGCAGATACTCGGCATACTCCAGCACGGATTCAATGCCGAGGACGAAGACCTCGCTCCCGTGTTCCTTGTCGTAGTGGTCGAGCCGAATCGGGAACTTGTTCAGCTCGTCGGCGTCAATTAGTCTTGCCATTCGCTACACCCCCCATTCCACCGCCACACACAACGATGGCATTTGCCGTAGCAGGGTTTATGCATCTCTGTCACCCCATTCGTTTTCTTCGATTTGAACAACAGTCCCGCTCCGCAGATTGGACGTGCCGATGCATTCTGCTACAAGTTTGTAACAGTCATCGTGGTTAAGCAGCAGCGACAGGGTTGCCCCTATGGTGTTATCCGGCAATTCAAACGTTATTTTCATCCGGTTCGTCATCCTTTCTCTGATAGCAATTCAGCAGCGGGTCTATCGGATCGCAGAAGCAGCAAGGCTTTCCGTCCGCAGCGCTCGGCGGATAGTGGATACAGGATTCACAGTCGTTCATGTTTACCACCATCCCAAAATCTTGCTTATGACCGCGAGCCATAACGCATCGGCTATGCAGAACAGTGCATGGGCTATGTTGTGATGAACGGTTTTCTCATACCACGGCGTAAACAATAACGATATCAAATACAGAACGCTCATTCCGCTTCTCCTTTCGGTGGTTCTGGAAGCGGCATCCATGCTAATACCCGTGCTTTTGTTCCGTTGGCAACTTCACCGCCCCAATGACCGTTATAACAGTATCCGATACCGTAAGCCGCGAACATTGCGTTGAAATCGCCATAGCGGAAATATTCATACCAGCATAGAACATACTCGCCGTTCTCCGGCAGCCTGTCCTTGACGCTGATCCATTGCGGGACGGGTGTAGCGGGAACGGCCCGGAGCACTTCTTCTATCTCCCTCGCTCGCCATCCAAAACACTCGCGCACGCTGAAATGATCACTTTCGTAGATTGCTTTGATCGCCGCTTCGCGTTCGATGTATTCAGCCATTGTCTTCTCCTCCGTCCGTTCGCACCTCTTTTTCAAGAATTGCGCCGATAACTTCAATAGCGTCGAGAATGCCGCAGCTTACGCTTTTGTCGAGGTCAAATATAGCGCCCTCGATGAAGCCTAACATGCGCTGAATCGTTGAGAAGTCTTTGTGTGTCATGGTGTTTTCTCCTCATAGTTGTCTTTCATTCCGTGATTTCTCCGGCAGCAGGAGCACTTCTGGTGACGCTTGCCGAGCCATTTGCAGTTGCCGCAGGAAAGCGCGTCCTCTTCGAGCATCCGCAGCCAGTCACAGTCTGCCGGTTCGCAAGGATCGTCTGGGTAGAGCTCGTTGCATAATTCGCAGATGATCGTCCGCGCTGTTTTAACTTTCGTGTATTCAGCCATTGTCAGCCCTCCTGTTCCATGCTTCGATTGCTTTTTCCGGCGTAGAGAAAAGCCGTGTTTGCTGATGAGAAAAACAGAGGGCGTTGTCGCAAATCACTCGATATTTTTTGATGTGCTCAATCAAGCCGTCATCGGCTGCTACTGCGGCGGGCAGATCGCAAAAAACAATCTCCCTGATGTACGGGATACCGCCGCAGAAAGGACACGGTTTAGGTTTTATCATAGTTTTTTCTCCAATCAATCCCCTGCCCGCAATTGGGGCAGAAGCGGGTTTTTCTCCCAGCGCAGAGCTCCCCGTTAATTTCGGACACAAGTCTCATGCAACAAGCCACGCAGTAAAAGTGCTTAGAGTCTTTTTGGTTTAACACAACCGGTGGCTCCGGAATCTGCTTGTCCAGCGCCTCACACGCTATAAGACAAGCCTCGTCTACCGCATCCTGCAATTTCGCCTTGCCTTTGAATCCGATCTCGGCAAGGGCTTCCCGCGTAGTGTCCGGGTGAAGGATTCGTTTTGCTTCTTCGTAGGTCATTTAATCAGCTCCTTTTCGTATTTGCAGAATGTCATGTCGCAGTCCTTCCTATCTGCGCACACGCTGCATCCGTGTCGGCGGGCAAAGTCGGCAAAGTCGCTCTTCGGCGTCTTTTTGTCGCATCCGCAGGAGGCTTTCTTGCCTTTCCGCAAATCATGTCCGTATGCGGTTATCTCACGACCGCAGTCACAGCGGCAGTCAAAGACCGGGTGGCTCAGCGCCATCGTTGCATTTTCGTTGCGGCGAAGAACGACCAGCTTCCCGAACCTCTGCCCGTCAAGGTTGATGCGCTTTGAGCCTTTCGGCCCGCAGCCGCAGGACTTCCTTTTTCCGCGCAGCAGATTGGCTGTTTGGTAAATTACATCCTGTCCGCACTCGCACCGGCAAAGCCAGCTTGCCGTTTTGACGGGTGAAACAACCGTCAGCATCCCGAACACTTGTCCGGTAAGGTCAATTCGTTTCATCCGAGCCTCCGCTTGGCGTATAAGGCCATCAAAAGCGCCTCCGCCATCCCGTCATGCTCCTTGCGGCAGCCCGGCGGAATCAAGTTCACACCGGGGAAGAGCCGCTTGCAGACCTCTATGGACGTGTTCTTGTCCGCCGTGACGGAAAATTCCTTCTTCCACTTCTGCGGTTTTACCAGCTCATAGGGTACGCCGAACGCCTCCAACGTGCCCTGCAGCCAGCCGAAGTTTTCCCCGAAGTGGAACATGGACACACTGCCGTTTTTCGGCATCACGCCGACGTGTTCAAGGCAGCACACCGCCTTTTCGCCGCGCAGGTCGGAGAGGACGCAGCGGTAGGTGCCTTTGTCATACCGGAACGTCTGTACTTCTTCCCCGTTCAGAATGGCAAGAGCGCCGTTCTTGCCTGGGTCTATGCCGATGTAAGTCATCGGGTATCGCCTCCCCAAACAACAACCATGCTCGGAAACGGTGCGCTGTTTGTTGCATTCCCGAATTTCAGACGCCCGCGAACAAAGCGGATTTCGGCTTTGCCGTAGATGAACTCGTGGAACCAGCGTGTGTCCGTTCGAGCCGGAAGCAGCATAACTACGGTGTTTCCGTTCGTCTTGTGCTCCTCCCACGCTTTCTGCACCCACTTTCCGATCTCGCGCCCGTAAGGGGGATTGCAGAATACCGTGTGTCCACCCCACGAACGGGCGAGGCCATTTTGTTCTTTTGTGAAGAACGCTTCGCACTTATGGTTCTCTTTGCTCGCCGCTGGGTCAAGCGTAAAGTGGAACTCTTCATTCAGTGCGTCGAAGAAACCCTGCGGCGTTGCCCATTCATCCGTGGCGGAACTGAACATTACTTCTCGGTTCATTCTTCTGCCTCTACGATCTCGCCGTTTCTGGCGGCAAATTCCTTTTCCGTCTGGCGGATGATGCTGCTGCCGTAGGAATTGCGCGTCAGATCGAAGAACTCTTCGGGCGTCAGCTCATCGCTATCGATGTCAACGTCATGCTGTCGGGCAAACTCTCGCCGCCCCTGTTCGCAGCTCCCGGTCAGCCGGTGGTGCCACGAGAAAAAGTCCATGGCCGGGCGTTTGACACCGGGCTTGAACTCTTTGCAGAACGCCGCGATACGTTCTTCCGTAGGCATATCGTCAAAGAGCTTTTCGAGCAGCGCTTCCCGCGCCTTGTGCAACGTCTCGCCGTGGGCAAATGTGTTGCCCTGCTTACACACAAAGGTCGGGGCAAGCAAAAAATCGGGGCCAACGATAAAGCCCTTGGCAACGTTGCCGATGATGCGCGTGAGAATCGTCGGTACGCCGTCGATCATATCGACCGACTGACCATTAAGAGTTTTTAAGCCAGAGATGTAGTCGGAGCTAACACCAAAGCCGTATCCATATCCATAGCCGGAGCCAGAATAACTGGCAGAGCCACTTCCATCACCAGAACCATTTCCATAACCATCGCTAGAGTCAGAACCATAGCCAGAGTCAGAGTCAGGACCATAGCCAGAGTCAGAACCGAAGTCGTCAAAATCCATATGAAGGAATACCTCCCGTGTCAGCACTTCCATTCGTACACCGCCTTGATGCTCGCTTCGGCCTTCTCCGTGCAGGGGATGATTTCAACGGCATCTAGGATCGTAATCTCTGCCACCGGCGCAGGGAACTTGCAGAAGTTTGGCTTACTCGTGCCATCAATAGCAAGCTGGGAAATGCTTGCTGCCCCCTCCCAATACCAGATGCGTCGGCATTCGGTGAGCTGGACTTCCCGCCCATCTCTGGCGGCGAGGGTTCCCGCGAACACGCCGGAGCGGTCTCCGCGGACGATAACGTACTTTCCGATGTTGTTTTCTTTCATGGTTGTTACTCCTTTTCGTTTGGTTTATTTTTAAGATTTGCCAGAAGCCTTTCGAGCTTCTCGCAGTCGTCTCCATGCGGCATACGGGCGGGAGCGGTTTTCTTCGGCGCTTCCGGCTCATCCTTGAGCGGGAAAACACCCTGCCAGCCTCGCTGGATGCTCTGGTTGAGTATGGCGATCTTCTTCTCGTCATTGCCGGGTGCGAGCTTTTCCAGTTCGGAAAGCGTGAGAGCAAGGGCGCGGTCGGTAAGCGGTTTGCGCATCTTTTTCCGCATTTCCGCAAAATCGTTTAAAGCCGCATCCAGCGCGGATACGCGCGGTTTCTCTTCTTTACTTTCCTTTACTCTTCTTTCCTCTGCTTTACTTTGTTTGGGAATGTTCGCATTTTCGGAAAAAATGTTTACATTTTTCGCTCGAATGTCAACATTTGGGCAAAGAAGGGCGACATTAACCAGAAGTATGTTTTCATCAACTTCGAGAACCTTACGGCGGCTGACTGCCTCGAAGTACCGTTTCTGAATCCCTCTGGATGTCAAGACGTGGTACTTGTCATATTTCTCTCTGTCGAACATACCTCTTCTGATAGAAGCCTCTACTATTTCGGAAACGACGTTCCCACCCAACCCGACCTTGCGGGCGAACAAAAGCGCAACCTCCGTTGTCCATTCAATGTAATAACCCGCCTTGCCGTAAATCTCTTGCAGCAGGCGAACGATCACACCAAATCCTGTCAAGCCGTATTCTGCTTCTATCAGGTCAAACTTCTCGTCCAAAATGACATCGAGCGGAAAGTAGTCAATTCCGCTCTTTGCCATCGCTTACTCCTTATGCGGCAGGAAGCAAACCGTCACTTCGTGCTGCGCAAGAAGGTCGGAAAGAGCTTCCGCATCCTGCGGCGTCATTCCATTCAGGCGGATGCAGTTTGTTTCTATATCAAACGCATCCGTGAGATTGTCTGTATCCATGATTAGAACGTCGTAAGTCATGTTTTCCTCCTTAAAACGGAAGCTGTTCGTCATCCTCCAGCGTCTCAAACGTGCTGGTTGTGCTGGTATGCTGGGACGGGAAAGCGTCTGCCGTTTCGGTCTGCTTGTTCTTCAACGGCTTGTCTGCCGGGAGGGTGTAATCGCCGTCGGCGACGCGATCCACGGAAAGGGCACGGAACGGGCGAACCGACCAACCGGTTTTGCCGTTGTAGTCCCATTCCTCATTGCGGAAGAGAATGCCGATCTCTTTGCCGACGAGAGAATTTTCGTTCCAGTTCCAGATGTAGCCGCGGTTGGAAGCTTCAAACGCCGCTGTCAGCCCTTTAAAGCTGCGTTTCGTCCACTCGTCTTTTTCGCTGCCGTCATCCTTCGGGATGAACTGCCGAAGGATGCCCTTCCATTTCTTGTCCTGCTGCGTGTTCGCATCGAACTCTTCCTGATAGTATCCGGCGTATTCGCCGTCTGCGATATCGAACAGGATGCAGAGCTGTTCGCCGTAGTCTGTCGCCTTTACGACAGCCTTTTTGACACGGCATACATACGCGCTTACGGGAAGTTTCTGGCGGTCGCTGAACTCGCGGACATCATCCCAGTTATTCGGTTTCTTGATCATTTTTCTTTACTCCTTTTTATCCAGTTCGTAGTATCCGCGGATCGCCTGATCCACGGCTTTCAGGTCATTGTCGATCTCTACCGGGAACATTTCCATGGGGCTCTTGGCTGTTGTGAAGCCATCCGATTGTGTAATAAAGGTGTGCTTCTTTCCGTCGGTATAAGCCATTAGGACGATGGAAAAGAGCCCTTCCAGCGTGAGCTGGTTATCCAGCATCTTTCCCATGGTCTTGGCTTTGACCTTGCCGGTGTTGCCATCCGTCTCCGTGTGGTGAAGGAAGTAGACGATCACGTCGGGCGGTGTCTGCCGGATCACGAACTGCACCAGATTGTAAAAGTGCAGCGCCATGTCGGTGAATTTTCCGTAGCCAATTTCCTTGGCTTTGGCAAAGCTCTCGAAGCATAGAAGATATTGACTGTCGTCGATGACAAAGGCTTTCTTTTGGCTTTGGGCGATGCCCTGACAAATGGTGTTGTAGTCCGACGTGGACTTGATCGGGAGCTTCTTGCGAAACGGCAGGGGTTTGGCTGCAACGTTGAAGATGCTTACATCGTCCGGCTCAAAGTTGCGGAGACTTGCGGATTTTCCGGTGCCGGATTCGCCGAGGATCAAAACAGGGATTCCCATTATTCCGCCGCCTCCTTTACCTCCGCGAGCTTCTGCCGGAGATCGGCAAGCTCGGCGCGCAGGGCGACATTCTCCGTGCGCATCTTCCAGTAGTCATCGGCGAGACGCGCAGCGTCGTTCTTTCCTGCTCTATCTACGAGCTCGCGGTATTCCGCGACGGTTATTCCGACGGTAAACATCGCCGTGCTCTCGCCGGTCTTTTCGTCGATGACAAAGCCGGTGTCAAATTCGTTTTTGTAGTAAGCCATGTTTAAACTCCTTTCATTTAATCGTAATGGACGTGTTCTGCACGAAACGGGCGCAGGGGATTTCCTCGCCAGATGTCAGCCGCGCTTTGATGGCGGTCTTGTCCACCTCCGGCAGCTTATAACGAAGGAGGTCTTCGTTTCCGGAGGCCTGCGCCCACTCAACGAAGCTGTCATCCACTTCGACCGAAGTAGACTTTCGGAACGATACGGCGCATTTTGCCGTCTGGAACTTCTCGCCATGCAAGGCGTATGTCAGGTAGTCTTTCAGTCGCTCGACTTTCTTCTCGGTCGTCTTGCGGCGGGCGGAAAGAGCTGCTTCCTCTTCTTTGATGGCCTTTGCGTCGGCGGAAAGGTTCTTGATGCAACAGGCGATGTTCTCAACCTTCGTGTCACGCTCCATCAGCAGCGCATCCAGCGCATCGTTGTCAACCGTGATCTCGCCCGTGTCAGGATCAACCGCATTCACGAGTGCCTCAATGCTCTTGTCGATTTCGTAGAGTGTCATTCCTTTTGCCTCCATTGACATTATTTAAAATTCGTAGTATCATGCGGGTATTGGTTGTTTTTTCTTTTGAGAGCGTCGTCGGTGTCATCTCCACCGGCGGCGCTTTCGCCTTTTTCCGCCCATGTGGTGGAGCTTTCGCTTTGTGCGAGCCACGCCAGCACAAGGGATTCCAGAAACGTCTGCATCGACGCGATGCCGTTTCTTTCCAGCGCTTGTTTAACGCGCTGTGCGGTGCTTTCGGTCAACCGGCACTGTAACCGTATTGGCTTGACGCGGTGCGGTGTGCTGGGCTTTCGCTGCGTCACAGCGTCATAGATTTCTTGCGCCCTTGCGCAGAATTTCACGCCGTAATCGTTCGTGTGGAGCGCCATGCTCACCGTGCCCTTATTGGCTTTCGGGAACTCTTCGCGGAGGGCGGCGGCGATGGCCGTGTAACGTGTGTCGTTCATTCCGTGCCTCCATTCGGGGCGCTGTCAATGACACGCGCCGTTTTTCCGATATAATCGGCGTAGGCCATTTCCACCTTTGCGCCGCGGCTGCAATACCAGCCGGGCAGCGCCCGAAGCTCGTCCGCTGTGTCGATCATCGCAAAGCAGATTCGCATATACGCGGCTGGGCTCATGCCATCCGGCAGCTCGGCAGGATTCAGAACGATATGACCCTTTGCCTTTAGTTTAGCCTTTGCCGCCGCGAACTGCTTACGGTATTCGGGATTGCCGGTGATCTTACCGGCGAGATAGATAATCATTAGTGCCGTCCTCCTTTCATGATTGCCGTGTCCGGCATTTGAAGCCAGCGGCAGCAGTCATCGGCGAGGCTCGAAAATCCGTAAACGGCGAAGATTCCCTCGATGACGGAAAAGCCGAGACCGCTTCCGAATTTCCAGACGAAGAAGATCACAGCCGCAAGAAGCGTCATGATGGCGGTTGTGGCGAAGGTTGCCTTTGCTTTTGTCATGGTTGTTTTCCCTACTTTCTGCGGCGGTGCGCCGCCTTTTGTACTCTCTTTTTGAGGTCGATGGTGTAATCGGCAATCGGGTGCTGCTTTGTCCGCGCTTCCCGCCGGGCTTCGCATCCGGCCTTAAATTCCGCATAACGGGGGCAGGATGCGTGACAGCCGACGTGACGATCGGAACAGTCCTTACACGGGGCGATCATCGGTTGTGTCGAGCGACTGCTTAGGGGCGGCGTTGTGCGCTACTGAAAAGATCGCCCATAGCATGTCAAAGGCCGTCTTTCCGCGGCTGTCCAACTGCGGCGGGATAACCCCGGCCTTTACCGCTTCGGAAAATGCAAGGTCTTTGTCCTGCATGATCTCGTCGTAAGTGGGTTCGCTCATGCTTTGTCCTCCTTTAATAATGTAATAAGATCAGTTAACCGGCTTTAAGTACTGCGTACCCCCTCCGAAAGGAGGTGGGATAATCAAGAGATTCTATACAGATTCATTCGCCAAGGCGGTCTCGCTCATCGCCAAAGGCTGGAAACTGGATAGTGTCGCTTATTTCGTCAACGGCGACGGGATAAGCATCATCCTATCTAAGTAACCAAATTCAAGCGGCTTTATATCCCTCGCAGACTTCGGGGGTATGCAGTACTTAAAGCCGGTTATACGCTGTCTTATCTTTCTTGTGCCTGCTCAGGCGCGGGCTCTGCTTTGCGTTGGTTCAAGGGCTCAACGGTGACGTTGAAGTATTTCGCATAAGTCTGCCAAACAATAGCGGCAAAGCGCTCGCCGTCCGCTACCGTCATTTCAGTCTGCACCGTTCTCCCTCCGTTCCTTGATGATCTCATCGACAGCCGCCTCAAGTTTGGCACGTCCATTGCTTGGGCTTCGCTGACCATTCAGGATCATGCTGACATACGCCTTGTGGTAGCCGAGCCGATTGGCAAGCTCCGTGTTCGTGATGCCGTTGTTATGCATCTTGCCGATCAGCCGACCCGTCCATGCTTCGGGAAGATTCACTTTTTCACCCCCATCAAATTATTTTGATTTGATAGTTGCAAAAGTTAACACCGTCTGCTATAATGAAATTGCACTTACAAAACAGCAGAAACGGGGCGCAAAAGCAACTGCGCTTTATTAACTTCGCTAACCATGATTGCATTATAACCCATGACGTTATTGAAGTAAACATCTTTTTGCTAACTTCGGTAACTTCGGCATTCTAAACAAAAAGGCAGGGGTGTTTTATGGCGTTTTACCAACAGTTTATTAAGTTATGTAATACCACCGGAATATCACCATCCCGCGCAGCATTAAACGCCGGACTTTCTAAAACATCTGTAAATGGATGGAAAAGAGGGCAGACCCCAACCGACAAGAACATTGCGAAACTCGCAGAGGTCTTTAATGTTCCTGTTTCCTACTTTGACGAAAAAGAAGAAAAGCTCCCTGTCGATACCGACAAAGAGCTTTCCTCTAAATATTCTGATTGGCAAATTTTAGCCGCCTACGAAAAGGCGGACGACAATGTTAAGGAAGCAATCCTGCTTCTTCTAAAATTAAGATGATAGCCTCTCGCAAAGCAGGATCCTGAATTGCTTTTTCAATTTCAGCTTTTTCGTTCTCCGCAAGTAGATTCTTTTCGTTCTCGCTCATTCTTATCCTCCATTATGAATTTGTAGAATTTGAGCAGGAAGTCGATCCTGCGGTCATAGCGATCCGGTGCGTCAACGGGTGTTTGCATTTTATCACTTCCCTAAATTGTTTTTCGACAATTTTCTGTTGATTCTATCGACATAGAAATTTATTCTGAACATAGCCGCATGGTGGTAACGAGATGGAATACATTCCGCACTTCCGATATGGGCGCGCATATAAACTTGTCCCGCCGCCGCCAAATTCGTTGTACGAAGATCGAGAGCTCATAAATTATGCAGAGAAAATCGTATGCGACGGCAAAATGTACGATCTGACAAGCGCGGAATCCATCTATTCAATACCTATCCCGGATTACTCGAAAATGAACAGAGGATCTATCGAAAGTCCCGTTCTATACCTTGAGTATGTTCTCCGTATGCACGCAAGCTATCTTTGGAAAAAGAAGGAATACCGGCTAGCTCTTGTTTGTCTTGGAAAGTCTACACAGATGATGCCGTTTTCGCCAATTGGGCACCTTAAAGAAACCTACTACCGTATTGTCGATTGGGAAGAAGAACTTGGTAAATTTCAAAAGGCGGCAGAATGGGAACAATGGATAGAAGATAATGCGCCAAACATCGAACAAGACGTTTTTACTAACGCAATAAATCGTTGTCGATCAGTAGGATCAGACCTCGTTTATTGCAATTGGTCTGGTGCGCAAAGCGCAGTAACCGCAAAATATCAAGGTAGAGTTTACAGCATTTCAGGAAAAGACAAGCGATTCCCTGCGCTGCCTGATTTTATGAAAGGGCCGCAGAACATTTGCTATTTGTCCGGCCCTTTTACATATTGGGGAGACAAAAGCCTTGATACGATCTATTACAAAGGGAAAGACGTAAACGCCATTTCAGTAAGTTGGCGACCGTTTAAGGACGATAGATCGCCACAAGAAATTGCCGGGTATAAAAACACGATTGAGAAAGTCATGCAGCCCAAAATATCTCGGTACAAGATGCGTGTATACTTCCGAATTAAGTATTATTTTCCTGAAAAGCTACCTAAAACAAAATCGGCGATTTATCGCCTTTCGGAAGAAGAATTTGAAAATCTAATTTCTGCCGCGGAGTGCGCCGGTGTCCAACTTCCGGAAAAACCCGTTTACAAAGAACCGATAGACCCAGAGCCAGATTATAACGGCGGACACCGTAAACCATTTTTCGTTTTCTGATTTAAGATCGCCCCGGCGTTGGCGGCAACCTCTGCCGGGGCTTCGGGTAAGGTGGTAAACCGACACGTCTGCCACATCTCAAGCGTACCCGCTCTTGCCCATAAAGTCCATGTTGTAAATCACAAATCAGGAGGAAGATTCAAGAACCGTTCCCAAAATTTTCGGGAAATCCAACAACTGAATGGAGATGGAGAAAAAGTGTCCGCGCTCACAGACCTACAGCCTTACTTAGATGAGTATCCAGCCAAAATTCGCAAAGCGAAAAATGCCAGCGGCTTCACCCTGCAAGAGTTGTCAGACCTTTCAGGCGTTCCTTATAACAACGTATGCGACACAAATGCAGGGCGGGTCAAGCACCCGCTCCTTTTTTATGCCGCTGCCACTTGCAAGGTATTGAATCTATCGCTGAATGAGCTTGTCGGTCTGGATGAACAGCCGGACACACAGCATGTCCATGATCAGGAATTAGAGAACGTGCGGTTATCCGGCGAAGTAAAGCATCTGCAAGAAATGAACGCAGGGCTGAGAAAGCAGGGGGAAACCCACACAAGGACAATTTATATGCTTATAGGCGTATGCAGTATTCTTTTGTGCGCCGTTGTATGGTACGTCATATTTGACATCCAGGTAGAGACCGCCGGTATTTTCCGCTCGGCTGGGACAAGCATTTTTGCGGGCGTCCTCGCCCTGATACTGAACGCCTCCGTCGCAACCATCATTTACGCCTTCAAAAGCATTTACAAGGGGAAAAAGAAATGAGAGTTGCACTTTACATCCGTGTTTCGACGGAAGAACAAGCCGTTCACGGTCTTTCCGTCGATGACCAAAAAGAAAGCCTGAAAAAATGGGCAGAGGAAAACAAGCATAAGGTCGTTGATTATTACGTCGATGCCGGGGTAAGCGGCAGGAAAAGCGTGTCAAAGCGGCCTGAATTGCAGCGGCTTCTGTCTGACGTGGAAGCGGGGAAAATCGATCTCGTAGCGTTCACAAAGCTCGACCGGTGGTTCCGCAACATCGGGGAATTTTACAAGGCACAAGAAGTCCTCGACACGCACGGTGTTGTATGGCAAGCGACATACGAGGATTATGAGACAGCTACCGCCGCCGGGCGGTTAAAGGTCAATATAATGCTGTCCGTCGCGCAGGACGAGGCAGACAGAACGTCAGAGCGCGTTAAGCGGATCATGCAGCACAAGCGGGAGCTTGGCCTTTGCCCAGCGGGTAAAACGCCCATCGGGTTAAAGGCCGTCGAGAGCCGCCTTTGCATCGACGAGGAAACGGCGCACATTGCTAGGCGAATGTTTGAAGATTACATCGCAACGGGAAGCGTTAACCACGTCAAAAAGATGCTCGTTTCCGAGTTTGGAATAATGCGCGCAAACCACCATATAAAAGGCGCATTGAGCAACGAGAGATATATCGGCCTTAACAACGGAATAAAAGTCTGCGACGCACTGATACCGCCGGAGGATTTCGCCCTTGTACAACGGATGCTGACGGCGAGAAGCGTTCGCAACAACGGATCAAGGCATACATGGCTGTTCTCCGGCCTTGTCTGGTGCGCCGAATGCGGCCATCGTCTTGTGACGCATTCAACACGGCAACGCGGGACAGACTACTTTTATTATCGATGCAAAAACTATGAAATGGGTATCTGCCGCCACAAAAAGAGAATCAACGAGGCGACGCTAGAAAAATATCTGCTTGCCAAGTTGCCAATCGAGGTACAGGCGCACAATGCAAAGCTCAAGGCGGGAAAAACAAAGCCGCCGGTTGATACGGCGGCGATCAAGCGGAAAATGGACAAACTGACAGACCTTTACCTCGCTGATCTCATAAGCCGCGAGAAATACGAAATGGAATACACTTCTCTAAAAGAAAAACTGAACGTTCCGCCAGAACCAAAGCCCATCAACGAAGAACTTGTCATGTCCGTGCTGGACGCATACGACAAACTTCCGTCAAGCGGGAAAAAGGAAGTGTGGAATCGCTTCATTCGCCGGATTGTAGTTTCAGAAAACGGCGACATCTTTTTTGAACTTGTTTGGCTATAAAGAACCTTAACACC